TCAGCGGATGGCACGGGTTGCCGAAAGGCGGCCGTAAAGTGCGACGAGGCCGCCAATTCCGCCCGCAACGGTCACCAGTCCCTCCGCCAGCTCGCCGTGCAGGCCGGCGGGAAGATCAAGACCAGCGACGCTGAAAAGCGGTGCGAAAACCGCAACCAGGGCGCCCCAGATCGTGCGCGATTGATACCATGCCTTGGTACTCTCCATAATCTCGTCCTTTGCGTTGTTTTTCAGGTGGTTGTCAGAGTGGGAGAACGGCGTGCGCCGCCACTCCCAGAGGCACCGCGCGGCCGAGCTGACGGACACGCACGGAAATGTGATCCCGCAAGGTCGGGAAATCTGTGAGTTCGTCCGCTTTGGGGTACAGCCAGAAGGGTTCGGAGACCTCTGCCGTGCGTCGAACGGCCTCGCGATCCAGCACCTCCACGCGGTAACGCTCGAACGGCTCTTCCAGCGGTATCTCGCTCGCGTCCCAGCCATCGGCCTCCATCCGGCCTCGGCGCACCCAGCGCAGCAAAATGCCGTCCCTGCGTCGCTCGGCCGCAAGATGCACCGGCGCGAGCGGCGTTTCAGCCCGCAAGCCACCCTCGAAGACAAAAGGACCGGCGGGGGCGCCCGCCATTCCCGCCGCCTCGGCGATCCAGTTCAGCCGCCGTCCGCGTTCGGTCGCGGCAAGACCGAGCGGCTGCACCGCGGCGTCCAGCACCACAACAGGGGCGCCCACCGGCGCGCCAATGGCCAACGCATCTTCCGTGCCGCCAAGCCCACGCAACAAAGCGGAAAGCCGCCAGCGCGCGGGCGCAATTTCCTCTGCGCGCGCGAAAGCGATGATCTCCCAAACACCGTTTGCGGACCTCACCGCCATGCGGTTCTCGCCGTTCAGCACCGAAAGCTCCGTGGCCGAGGAAAGCTCGCCTGATGGCAGATCGATCAGGATGGTGTTTTGCCGGTCGAAACGGCCGGAGGGGCCTGATGTCAGCGGCATGGCCAACGTGCCGATCATCGCGGGCCGGTCAAGCACGGCGCGCTGCCGGTAGCCTTCCGTGCCGGCGGAGGACGAAACGACGATTGGCCGCCATGGCCGTGCAAAAACGGCAATCTGCGCCGAATTTTCAGACGCTGTGCCGTCATGGCGCGGCAGGTCGAGAAACAGCACCTCCGGGGCAAAACCTTCCGCGCCGTTTGCCCCGCCAACACGACGCTCATCCACAGCGCCCGAAAAAGCGGCGGATGCGGCGGAAAAGGCGCGCGCCTCCACCTGCCGTACAGTACCGTCCTCAATCCGGCTGACCAGGAACCTCCCTGCCGGAGCCTCCGAAAACACATTCTGCGGGAGACGGATGCAATCACCGGGTTCCAGAGCGATATCTGCGGGCGGCAACGCAAAACGCAGCGTGCGCCGCGCCTGCCTGTTGTCACGCAACAGGGCCTCAGCTGCGGCTTCCGCTGTTTCCGCCGGGAGTGCTGCGCTAAGGTCGAGCCGCATGACGCGGCTGCCGGCATTGTCGATACGGCGCGAACGCACGCTCGCCTGCTCGTAGTCCAGCTCCGGATTGAACGAGGTCAGCACGGCCTCTGCGGCGAAATCGCTGTCATGGCCGCGATTTTCCGACCACAGCGGTTCGTCGTCCAGATCGGCCAGCACGGCGGCGTCACGCACGGGCAGAACCGCCGTGTTGCGAGAGCGGAAGCGCAGGGTTCCGCCGTCCTCCGCGACATCCACCTGAAACGCCGCCATCAGCGGCTCCAGGAGGTTGCGGGCCGAGGTCACGTCGCCCTGCACATATCCCGTCAGATCGCCACTGACGGCAGAGACGTCGAAGCCGGAAAAGCCATGGTCCTTCAGGATCGCGGCGATGGTATCGGCAAGCGTGGCAGTCCCAAGCCGGCCGTTCAGCCAATGGCCGGTACGCCAGTTGGCCCCATCGCTCCAGGCCGCGCCGTTCTGCGGAAAGGCGGGGAACGGCCGCGCATCCCAGGTCCACATATAGACGCGGTTCGGATCCACCATCGCCGCATCCCCCTTCCCCTTCCAATGGTCGAGATGCGCCTCCAGAAACCGTCGCTGCTGGCTGTCGGCGCGGCTTCTGCGGGAAAAATAGGGATAAGCGTTTTCCGCCGATTTCGGATCGGGAAAGACATTCGGGCGCGTCGAACTCTTGTCCACCGCCGGGCAGCCGAGTTCGGTGAACCAGATCGGTTTCGACCCCGGCACCCATGCGGTTGGCGTCAATTTCTCAGCACCGCGCACCCGGTCAAAATGGGCATTCCGCCACCAGCTTCGCAGGTCCTTGTAGCGGAATACCCACGGCTTGCCCTTGAGACCATCGGTGATGGGCGTGCGCCGCCGCGCCGCGCGGTCGGCATCGCTGGCGTAATACCAGTCGAAACCCTCGCCCGCCGTGATGGCACGACGGAGGGCGTTAGCATCGTCCGGGCCGCTCATACCATCAGGATTGCCGTTTGCAGCATCCTCGTCGCGCCAGTCGGAAAGCGGCATGTAATTGTCGATGCCGATGGCATCGATATCAGGGCTTGCCCACAGCGGATCGAGATTGAAGAACACGTCGCCGGAACCGTCCGCCGGCTGATATCCGAAATATTCGCTCCAGTCCGCGCCATAGGTCAGTTTCGTTGCCGACCCGACAACGGCGCGCACATCCGCCGCCAGCCGCACCAGTTCCTCCACGAAAGGAAAGGCGTCGTTATGGTCGCGCAGGCTTGTCAGCCCGCGCAGCTCCGAGCCGATCAGGAAGGCATCCACCCCACCCGCCTGCGCCACCAGCGCCGCATAATGCAGCACCATGCGGCGATACCCCTCAGTGCGGTTGCAGAAGGTGGAAATCTCCGTGCGCGTGCCTGCACTGCGGTCGGGCGAACCTGCCAGGCCCGGTGCCGGAAAACAGGTGATGCGTCCGCGCCAGCCATAGGCGTCCTGCTCGCCTTTGCCGTAGGGGTCCGGCAGGCCGTTGCCGGCTGGCACATCCATCATCACGAATGGATAAAGGCAGACCTTCAGACCACGCGCCTTGAGGTCGGCTATCGCCTGCACAACGCTTTGATCATCCGGCGTGCCACCATAGGCCGGGCCGCCGCCGTGATGGCTGACGAGATGCGCTTGCCCGCGCGAAACACCGGCGACGGACCATGCCGCACTTTCCCTGTCGCGACCTGCCACTTCCACACCCGGCAGAATGCGGCATTCGCCCGCGCGCATGTCGGTGCCGAACCAGCTCACCACCAGCGCCACGCTTTGCAGATTGGGGCACAGCGCCTGCAATTCGTCGATCGCGGCCTGCCAGTCGGTCAAGGCCGTCAGGCAATTGCGGTTCATGATGCGACTTTCGCCCATGCCGGTGCGTTCCGAAACCTGCGCCGTGGCGTAACCGTGTTCCGTCGCACCGGGAATGACGGTGATGGCACGGATGGCTTTTTCCAGCCGGCCGACCGGTCGCACCACCTCGAACTGCATCAGCGGAATGCGGTTGCCATAGCTGTCAAGCGGCAGGCGTTCGAACACGACATAGGCCAACCCGCGAAAGGCGGGTGCATTGCCTGCGCCCTGTTTTGCCTCGATCAGCGGATCCGGTAATTGCGTCTCGCTGCCGGGATAAAAGCGCATCTCGATGGCGCTCAGGTCCAGTTCCCGCCCATCGGCCCAGACGCGCCGCACCATGGCCGCCTCGCCCTCGCACAGCCCGACGGCGAGATTGGCGAAATAGCGAAAGGACTCGACCTTCGGGCCGCGATTGCCCTTGCCGCCGCGACGCGTCACCTCGACGCTTTCCTCAAAGCGCGTCGCCCAGATCAGCGTGCCGCCGATCCTCGCCGTGCCGTAAAGCCGGTTGATCGCAGCGCCTTCGTCCGCACCCGGAATACGCGCTGTGGAAAGCCGGGCGCCGGACACCGTCCGCCCGTTCGAAAGCAGCGCGCGGTCGACGGCATTGCCCGCCAGCGCGCCAGCCGCGCGGCCGATGATGGCACCCACGGGGCCGAAAACGCCGCCGAGTGCTGCACCCGCCGCCTGAAAGAGAATGGTCGCCATGGTCGCCTCGAAAAATGTCAGGGTTCGGGAAAACGGAAGACGCCGGCAATACGTCGCTTCCAGCCGGGCACCAGCGCCGAGCGCACCACTGCCACCTGTTCATAGGCATGGATGAAATGCTGTGGCCCGGCGAGAATGCCGAGATGTTTCGCCGCTGCATCAGCCCGCCAGCGGAACAGCAGCAGGTCGCCCGGCATCGCCTCTTCCATATCAGGCACCGCCGAAAAATAACGTGTCGCGGCATCCAGCAGCCGGTCCTCGCCGCCCCGCTCGGCCCAATCTGGTGCGTAGGGCGGCGGCAGTTCCGGTTCCTCGCCGTAAAGCGAGCGCCAGATGCCCCTGACAAGGCCGAGGCAATCGCAGCCAACGCCTTGCAACGACGCCTGATGCCGGTAGGGCGTGCCGATCCAGCCTTGCGCGACCGCCAGCACTTTTTCTGAGGTACTGCTCATGGAAACAGCGCCTTGCCGTCATGGGTCTGGCCGCCGCTGGCGTAGGAATAGGCGAAATCCGCCCCCGGCAGATGCGGAAAGCCACGAAAGTTCAGGTAATTGGCGAATTTCGCCTTGCAGGTCGCAAAACTCTTGTCGCAACCGGCGATGACGGAAAAAACATCACCCGGCTGCGGCGGTTGCTCCGGAGCGAGCCAAAAGGACAGAAGCGTGCCGCCATCGCGTTTCTCGTGGCCGTCGAGATCGAAACCCTTGCCGACAAGTTGGCCGCTCAGAAACCGCAATTTCCCCCGGCTGAAGAAACCATCGGCGAAAGCGTCCAGCCCTGTCACCAGCAGGTTGCCCGCCGCGTCCATGCCCGCAACGCTGCCGGTGCCGGTAAATCGCTTGAGATCGACGCCGCATCGCCGATCACCAAGGGCGGCATCGCAGCGCCGCCCATAGACCCTGCCCTGCGGCTGGGAAAGACGATGGGCGATGCTGCGCAGCTCGGCACGAAACGCCCCGCCCGCCCGTGTCACCTCGCCGATTTCGCGCATGTTCAGCAGCACATGCTGTTCCGGCACCTGCCAGTTGACGAGGTAGAGCGCCACCTGCGCACCATCGAAACGTCCGGCGGCCAGATCGCTTTCGGAAATCGCCTCACTGGAAAAGCCGCCCGTCACTTCGCCCGCACTCGCGCCAAGTCCGGCCTCGCTGTCGCTGTCACTCGCACCAAAGCCGCTTGCGGCCAGATAGGCAGTACCGGCGAAGGAAAGGGTCCCGTCATGGTCTGTAAAACCGATGACCTCGCCGTCCTTCAGCGTCACTTTCCAGCAATGGCAGGTGGTCGTGGCCTCTCCCGCCAGATGTTCGGCCAAAGCGGCAGGAATGGTCTTCATGGCAGGATTTCCATCAATGGAATGGAGGGAATGCGGCCCGCCTCGAAGGCGGTAAGGTTCACGTCGATGCGGTCGATTGCAAATCGCACCGGCACGTCGAATTCGAAACCGGCCCGGATTGCGGCACCGGCAGGCGGCGCCTTACCGGCGCGAAACGTCACCGTACCGGTCACATGGTCGACCGAAAAATCCGACAAGACGGCTTTCACCCCATCGACTGAGATGATGACCGAAGCCTCGACCGGCTTCTCCACCCGCCGGGTGAAAGAACCGCCCGCATCGGCATAGGTCTTCACCAGCTGAAAAGCCGTCGTCGTGCCGTCACCGGTGCCAATCTTCTGGTCGCTTGCAGCAGGTGTCTGGCCCGGCGGACATGATTTGAAATCCACCGGGTCGCGAAACCGAAAGCCATGGAGTTCACCGCGCCGCGCCTCGAAAAAGGACAGCACCTCGTAAAGATCGGCAACGGAGCGAATGCCCGATCCTGCGTCATAGGCGCGTCTGGCATTCTTCCAACGCTGGTTGCGGTTCTCCCGCCGATTGGAAAGGTTGACGATATCGGTTCTCCTTACCGGCCCGCCGCTTACGCCAAGCGCCAGCCTCAGCGGAAACCGCACTTCATGAAATGCCGCCATGTCGTTGTTCCTGGATTCGTTTTAATAGTCTGGGAAAGATGGAAGGGTCACGCTCGACTCAGAGGTCTTGCAGGGAGGAGGTTCAATCCGTCACAGGCCGCGCTGGCCACGCCCGACGCTGCGCGCCAGCATGGCGGCGATCTGGCCTTCACTTTTTCTGAAGCTCGCCGCATCCGTCGCCGTCACATTGAAAACGATCTGCGCGCCGCCGCCACCCGCCGGTGCGGCAACACCGAGCGCCCCATCCGAACCACGCTTCAGCGGCAGGATCGCCTCGGCACCCGCTTCGCCCATCAGGCCAAGCCCGCCGCCCATCGGGAAGAAGGCCGGGCTTGCGACCACACCGCCATCGGCAAAGGGCGTGATACTGCGTCCCGGCACCCCGCCATCGGCAAAGGCAAACAGCGAACCGCCGCCATTCAAAAGCCCGCCCACGGCATTGCCGATCATGTTCTCAAGCGGCTTCAACCCGGCGGAAAGCGCAATGCCGGAGAGCCGTTCGCCAAGCCCGCGCAACACGTCATCCAACCCCTTGCCGCTCGTCACCGCGGCCTGCATGGCAGAAGTCAACGCCGCCCCGAACCGCTCGGAACGCCGTTCGAGATCACCCATCGCCTCCGAGAGCGCTTCCGCTTCCTCGCGACTGTCCGCAATCGATACTTCGCCTGCCATCACGCTTGCCTTTCTGATTCAAAACAGAGCCGTAGATGTTTGAATTGCCTGGTCGTTTTCACGAAAGATGCACGTCCCCCAAAATAGCAAACCACACTCAGCCATCCGGAAACCGCCGCATCATCGCATCCATCGCCGGGCGGTCGAGGGTGTGGAAAGCGGGGCGGATGCCGCCGGTCATGGCAACGAATTCCCTTGGCGTCAGCTGCCAGAAGGTTTCGGAGGAAAGCCGCAGCAGGTGGAAACCGGTGTGTATTACCGCCTCCCAAGGAAAAGGACGCGGCGTCAGATCGCCCACCTCACCTGCTGCGGCGCTCAAGGGTCCGGCGGTGTGCCCCTCGAACCGGCAAAGGTGGCTGTCAGGAGATCGGCGACGATGGCGGCGTGGCCGGCAAGGCCGCCTTCTACCGTGGCTGCGGCCACGTCCTCATCGGAAAACACGTTGCCCGCGCCGCGCAGACCTGCGCCGATCACCCGTATCATATCGGTCGCCTTCATACGTCCGGCTGCGAAACGTTCGGCGAGCGCGGTGAGATCATCGGCCTGAAAGGCGGTTTCGAGTTCGGCGAGAGCGCCGAGCGTCAGGCAAAGAACGCGCCTTTCGCCATCGATCAGCGCCTCGATCTCGCCGCGATGGCGGTTCGCCCGCCCGTAACGTAACCCTTGCGGCATCACAGTGCTCCGAAATTGAGGAAACCGGCCGATTCCAGCGCGGTCTCGAATTGCACTTCGCCATCGTGGCGACCGGAATATTCGAGTGCGACGATCTGGAACGGCCCGGTGATTGTGCCGAAGTCAGGAATGACAATCTGCCAGCCCGGAATGGAGCCGGCGAAAAATGCGCCACGCACCAGTGCATCGCTTGCCTGATCCTTGAAGATGCCCGACGCCGTCAGCGATGCCCGCTGCACGCCGGCGCCGGCCAGAAGCTCGCGCCAGCGCCCGGCGCTTTCGCCGTCGGTAATATCGACCGCCTGCGCGTTGAAGGCCAGACGCTTGGTTCTGAGCCCCGCCACGGTCACATAGGAGCCGGCGTTGTTGAACTTCAGCAGCAGGTCCTTGCCCTTCTGCGCCACCATGGTGTTCTCCCTCTCGTTTCGATTGATGTCGTCTCGTTTGATGTTGCCGGGTCGCAACTGGCCTGCTACCAAAAGCATTCCCGCATCTCGCACCCGCGATTTTCATCATGTCTGATGCCACCCCCTTCACGTCTCGCGCGCGCCTTATCGGCGTGCTTGCGGTTGGGCAGGTCGTCAGCTGGGGCACCGGTTTCGACATGCTGGCCATACTGGGGCCACGCATCGGACAGGAACTGGCCATCGCAAACGAGGTCGTTTTTGCCGGTCTCACCGTCATGATGACGATCAGCGCGCTCTGCGGCCCGCTTCTGGGAAGAACGCTCGTGCGCCGTGGTGCCGCCCCTGTTCTTGTGGCGGGTTCGTTGCTGTTCACGGCGGGTTTTGTCGTGCTCGCCTTTGCGGGCGGCGTGATCAGCTATGTCCTCGGCTGGGTCGTGATGGGTCTGGCCGCGACCTGCGGCCTGACGACGGCGGCCCATACCGCTGTGGTGGAACGTGTCGGCGCGGAAAGTGGCCGGTCGCTGACGCTTCTGATGGTGTTTACCGGGCTTTCGGCAGCGGTTTTCCTGCCCGTCACCACCGTCGCAGATCAGCACCTGGGCTGGCGCGGCACCCTTTTGGTATATGCCTGTCTGCAGATATTCGTGCTTCTGCCACTCTATGTTTTTGTCCTTCCCGGACGAAGGACGAGCAATACTCCAGGCACGTCGAAAACTGCTGCGGTCTCGACATCGCCTGTCGATACGCGGCGCGCCTTTCTGCTTCTGGCGGCAATGACGACGCTTAGCGCCTTCACAGCCTTTGGCTTTTCGCCGCTCCTGCCTCTGCTGCTGGTCCATGCCGGCGCATCGCAATCGCTCGCCGTGCAACTGGCAGCCGTGCGCAGCGTGCTTGCGATCATGGCGCGCGGGTTGGATTTTCTGCTTGGAAAACACGGCAATCCTTTCGTCACCTGCATGATCGGCTTAGGTATGCTGCTCGCATCCTTCGTGCTGTTGCTCGTTTTTGCCCCGGCCATGCCCGCTTTCATCGGCTTCATCATTTTCTTCGGCTTTGGCGCGGGCGTGCTCACCGTCAGTCGCGCGGTGTTGCCGCTCGCGGTATTTTCACCGGAACAATATGGCCTTCAGGCTGCGCGTATCTCCCTGCCGCAGAACCTTGCCATTGCCGTGGCGCCCGTCATTTTCACGCTGGCGCTGGATCGCGGCGGGGTGGCGGCCATGCTCACCATCGCCGCCGTGCTGATCAGCATTTCGTTTCTGCTGCTGATCGTGCTCTGGCGCACCGTGCGCAAACAGAATTCCTGAACCGACCCTATTCCGTTACCGCCCTGAAACGCATTTCTGCGAGGAAGTTCCGTGTCTTCGGCTCGCGCCGCGAACGGCTCGAGAGAAGCTGCAGATTGACGAGCGAGATACCGACAAGCGGAAGGGCGGCATCGTCGAGCAGGGTTTTCACCCGCCCGGCAATCTCACCCGCGCACCTGCGGCCATTGGCATCGCTCCAGATGTCCAGCGACAGAAAATGTTCTTCGGCCTTTTCCGTCGCCGTCGAGTAATCGCGGCATTCAAGTTCGTCGATAACGATCAGGGGCAGGATGGCGCGCGGCAAAAGCCGGTCGACGATACCGCCGGGGATGAGCGCCATCAGAGCAGCGTCGCCGGAAAGTTTTGCGAAAATCGCCTGTAGAAGCACATTTGCGGCACTCACGGGCTTTCCTCCTCACAGCGGCAGACGATGAAACGGCGGGTCTCGTCCGGATCCATCACGGCCCGGATCGCCAGAATGCGCCGTCCCTTGCGAAAGCGCATGCCGGCGGCAATGTCGCTGCGCCAGACCAGCCAGACGCGGTGGGTGATTGTTACGCCCTCAGCCGAGGCCCGCTCATGCGAGGCATTCGAAACAGGTTCGATAGCCGCCCAGAGCGAACGCAGGAAACTCCAGCTTTCCGCGGCCCCACCCTGCCCGTCCGTTACCTCGCTGCGCACCTCAAGCTCCAACCGCGCCGTAAGCTTGCCGGGGTCGAGAAAAACGAGGTTCATGGCTCATAGCCCCACACGGCAGAACGGAGACACCAGCCGCTCGTAACCGGCCGGAACCGCTGCGGGTTGATTTTCCAGAGCAACGGCACCGCGGAAGGCGAACATCTGGGCCACATGCATCAGCATGGCGCGTTTCAGCGTATCGGGCACATCGGTTCCCGCCTCACCGTAACCGGCAATGAAGTCGATCTCGATGCCGTTCATCACCCGTCCGGGGGCTGGCGGGTCGCGCAGCCACAGCCGCGCCGGGCGCGCCTCGCCGTCAAGCAATCTGTCGGCGGCTGTGATGTCGGCCGCGCGCCCTTGACCGTCAAAAACCAGAATCGTTTCGATGGTTTGCGCCGGTCCCTTACCAATCAGAATCATACCACTCGGCGGCCACCGGTCGAGATAGAGCCGCCAGGTCTGGCGTATCAGGCAAAGTCCTGTCGTACGTTCCAGATGCTCGCGGGCGGTACGGATCAGCGCAGCCAGCAGCGCATCCTCGTCGCCGCCGTCGAGACGCAAATGCGCCTTCACCTCGGCAAGCGTCAGCGGCTCCGCCTGCGGCGGATGAATGAGGGCATAGGTCATGGGGTCTCCGGATATGGGACAGAAAGAATTCCGGCCGAAAGCGTTTGGCGAAAATGTAGCATCCGCACGCCGTCACCCCCGACTTGGTCCGGGGTGACGGGGAGGATTGTGGTCAATTCACCCCGAACTTCACCAGCTTGATCGCCTCGAAGTTCTGCACGCCGCCGCCCACGCGCTTGGTGGTGTAGAACAGCACATAGGGTTTTGCCGAATAGGGATCGCGCAGGATGCGCACGCCGGTGCGGTCCACCACGAGGTAACCGGCGCGGAAATCACCGAAAGCGATGGCGAAGCTGTTTGCCGCGACATTCGGCATGTCTTCGGCCTCCATCACGGGAAAGCCCATCAGCGAGGCGGGCTGCCCGGCGGCAGCGGGCGGATGCCAGAGATAGGCGCCGCTGGTATCCTTGAAGCGGCGCAGCGCCCCTTGCGTCTTGCGGTTCATCACGAAGTTGCCGTTCTGGCGGTGGCCTGCCTTCAGCCCATAGACGGCATCCAGCAGCACATCCATTGGCCCCGCGGAGGCGAAGCCACCCGCAACACCGGTGGCGACATAACCGATATTGCCCCAGCTCCAGCTGTCATTGGCGACGGCCGTATAGGAGAGGAAACCCTTCGGTTTGTTGGTACCGTCGCCGGCGATGAACGCCGCTGCCTCCTGTTCTGCAAAGGCAATGTCCACTTCCGAGGCGATCCAGGCCTCGATATCCACGGCCGCATCATCCAGCAACCCCTGGGTTGCGGCAGGCATGGCGTAGAGTTCCATGGTCGGGAAGGAAAGTTCGGAGAGCTTCGGTGTCGTCGTCTCGGGGCGAGCCGCCGTTTCAGAGACCCAGCCGGTGGCAAATCCGCCCGGCGAAAACGGCTTCTTCAGCACGGCAGTGGAAACCTGCCGCACGGTCGCCAGCGACCGGATCGGTGAAATCGCCGTCATGCGGCGGCCGATCTCGCCATCCGTTTCGGTGGGCAGCAGATAACCACCATCGGCGCCTGTCGATCCGGCAAAGGCCTTGGCCTCCAGATCGCGCAGCGCGCCCTCCTCACCCCGGCGGATATAGGCTTCGAAGGCGGCCTTGTGCTCATCCGTATCGAGGGAATGCGCCTGCTTGCGGCCGAGCGCCGGGCGCGCTTTCTTGAGCGCCAGATCGTCCATGATCTTGCGGTTGTCATCGAGCGCCTTGTCGATGCGGTCGAGCTTGTCGCGGGTCACGACGTCGGACCCCATCTTGCGTTCGATATCGGAAAGCCGCTGGTCGTTGGTGTCGCGGAAGGCCTCGAAGGCCTCCATGAACTCGTCGAAGGCCGCCGCCATCGTATCGGGCGCGGCCTTCACCTGCGGCGCGACCGTCATTGCGGCCGGTTTTGTCATCTGGTCTGTCATGTCGCCATCCTTGTTTTCGGAAGTGTTTGGGAGGAAGTCAGCGTTTGAAGGCTGTGTCGAAAAGCGAACGCGCCGCGCGGCGCATGGTGCGCACCAGCTCGGTTTCGCGGTCGCGGAAGAAGCGGGCGTGTTTGACATCCGATACCCGCGCGGACGGCAGCATCGGAAAGGTCACCACAGAGATTTCCCAGAGATCGGCCTCCAGAATGCGCCTGACGCCAGGGCGTGCCGCCTTGCCGGAGCGCCCCTCCTTGCTTGAACGTACCGTGCGAAAACCGATCGAAAGCCCGTCCAGCGCGCCTGTCTTCATCAGCGAATGGACCTCGCGCGAACGGGCGACGCCGGGGGCGAGAACACCTTCCACGTAAAGCCCGCGCTGATCCTCGCGGATGGTGCGCCATGCGCCGATCGGCTCGGCCGGATCGTGCTGGTAGAGCATCCGGATACCGCCCGCACCGCGTTCCTCGATGGAGCGGCGGAAAGCGCCGCGCTCGATCACGTCGCGGCCGAGATCGACCTCGCCGAAGACGCTGGCATAACCGGAAAACGTGCCGTCGCCAGCTATGCCGCGCAGTTCCAGATTGGCGAATTTGCGCGTGGCGGGGCGCGGCCCGCGATAGACGTGCATGGGAAACTCCTGCGATGTGAAAAGGGGGTGCCGCGTGGAGGCTAAGCGCGCGGACGGGCGTTGTAACGGTCGGCCACGCGCACCAGCAGGCCAAGCCCCCACCAGGCCACCATGCTGGCAGCGGCAGAGCCCGCCACCATGATTTCCCGGCCTGAAAGCGCGCCGGCAATCTCGAGTTGCTGCACGATCCACAGGCCCACGGGGCCGCCGAAGATCATGCCGCAGGAGACGCCGGTCACGAAACGGCTCGCCGCCTCGCGTTTGCTTTTCGGCAGGAGGTAGACGAGCGACACACCCGCGCCTGCGACGGCACCGGTGATGCGGGCGGCCCAGATGCCGCCTTCATTGGCGAATTCAGACATGGGTAATCATTCCGGTTTAGGATGTGAAAAATCGGACAGACGCGCCGCGTCGCCCGCAGGTCGGGTGTGCAGTTTCAAAACGCCATTTCGCGAGTCTTCAGAATCGCTTGAACGGCGAACCTCACAAAACGATTCCGCTGGTTCAGAAATTGGTCGAAGACGCAGCCCGGTGGCTCAAGCACGGAGGCTAATACCCAACCGCCTCCCGCTTTTCCTCGTCGGTCAGAAACGACGCTGCGCCGATCCTTGTCCACAGGGCGTCCCGCTCACCGGCAAGACCGGCGATCCTGTCAAGATCCGGTTCCAGCCGCAGCCCGGAGCCGAAAATCGGCGACAGCCAGCCGCAGAGCCGTGCCGCCGTGCGGTTGACGAGCGGCAGCACGGTGAGACGATAAAAAGCGCGGTTTGCCTCCTGGTAATTGGCATAGGTATTGTCGCCGGGAATGCCGATCAGCATCGGCGGTACGCCGAGTGCAAGCGCTATGTCGCGTGCGGCACCGTTGCGTGCTTCCAGAAAATCCATGTCGCGCGGCGAAAGCCCCATGGCCTTCCAGTCGAGACCGCCTTCCAGAAGAAGCGGCCGGCCTGCATTCATCGCTCCTTGATAACCTTCCTCCAGCTCGCGCTTCAGCCGCTCATATTGCTCGGTGGAGAGATTGCCACCCTCTTTCGGCTGATAGACCAGTGCACCGGAAGGGCGAGCGGAATTGTCGAGCAGACGTTTGTTCCACTGGCTTGCGGCATTGTGGAGATCGAGAGCCGCGCCCGCCGAAGCAAGTGGCGCGAACCCGACCCGATCGTCCAGCGGATGAAAAAGCTTCAGGTGCAGCAGCCCCAGCCCGTCACGTTCAGCAGCAATGCGCCTGATGGCGCGGCCCTCGGCACGATAATCGTAACCCACGGGCCAGCCATCCGCGCCTTCGATGATGCTCACCCGGTCCGGCCGTAGAAGATGCAGCTCGCGCAGTCGTTCGCCGACCACTAGCGGTTCGATATAGGCGTTGCCAGCCAACATCAGATGGCCATACAGCGTCTCGAAAAAGTCCGGCCCGCCCATATGAGCGCTGGGCTTGCCTAGAAGTGCGAGCAGCGGATGATCGCCGATCTCCTCATCGCCATCGTAAAGCAGCCAGCTCACCGATGCGGAGGCTTCTGCCACCATGCGGGCGGCGCGGTGCGCTACCGGGTTTTTCATGAAGCCCTCGCGGGCGAGTGCGGCATAGGAGCGGCCGGTCCAGAATGCCTGGCCACCCTGCGGCGCAACCGCCATGAAGCCGCCCGCCGCTGTCTTGCGTTCAGGCACGGCTCTGCCATCCGCCGGGCGCCGCCACGGCAGGGAAAACGGAAATCGCAT